GCTGGCGTTGCTGTACTCCAGGAGCGCAGGCCCAACCTCGGAAGCGAACCGCTCGGGTGCGTTCTTGGTGTGGCGGATCATCATGGACTGGACGTCCTGCTGACCCCAGAGGTTGCGGTTCTGGCAGACGCCACGCAGCAGGAACGTCGAGATGCCCATCGACTTGCTGCCGACCTCGCTGTTCCAGACGTAGAACCCACGGAAGACCAGGTCGGGATTGCCGTCAGGCAGCTTGCCGATCTCGATCGGATGGGTGTCATCGAGCAGGAAGATAAAGACATCCCGGTCACTGGCGTACAGCGTGGTGGTGTCCCGGCTCGGATCAACGAACGGGTTGTATGTACCGTTGCTCCAGTCGAGAACGCCAGGCACCTTCCACCGGGTGTCGCCGTTGCCGTTGCCAGCCACCTGCTGCACCGCACGGACGATGTCGATGTCCAGCACCCGACCATAGTTCGGGCCGGTTGCCGCCATGAGCTCGCCGCCCTGCTTGTAGTACGCCTTGATGCCGACGTCCCGGGTATCGACCAGCCCGTATTGCAGGTTGATGCCTGCGATCTTGGCGGGAAGCTGGCGCAGGTAGCCAGCCGGGGCACCGGCCAGACCGCAGAGCTGACCGAACGACCAGTGATTGGGCGTCACCTCGTCATCGCCCATGAGCAGGCTGATGTTGTCGTCGTTGACCTGAACCATGATGTCGTCCAGATCCATGACGTCCGTCTTGGCGTGGAAAGATCGGGCCTCGACATGATCTGCCAGATCCGACAGCGAGAGGAATCGCTGATCGTCCGGGCGGCTGAACCACTGGCTCGAGACTCGACCGTCACGCTGTCCACGGCTGGTGTCCACCTTGAACGGTGCGGTAACTGGGGTGTTGCTTTCGATGATGGCTTCCATATCAGTTCCTGTTGTGTTGGTCGTCTTGTTGCAGCACGTACCGAATGAAGTTGAGTAGATCGTGGGCGATGGGCTCGGGGATCATCTCGATCTCTTCCATGTCGATGATGATCTGGGTAATTTCATGAAGCAGATGCTCATCGCTACGACGGTCGCTGATTAGTTGCCTAACGTGCTGGTGCCAGTTGTCCATTAGCCTCCCATCAGCAGCAATGCTGTGGCGATGATGACGCCAGCGGCTACGGCATAGACAACCGTGTCGGGTCGAAGGCGGAACGGTTCGTCCACCCCTGGCCCGATCAACATGCGTTGCAGTTCTTCTTCGTCACGGCTCATGCGCCGCCGCTTGGGCGGCTCATAAGCGTGACCGATCTTCACCTTGCCGGTGTTGTACGGAACGGTCACTTGGTTCTCCTTAGATCTTGAGTTCAGTCAGTTGCGTGTCTTTGGGCGTGATGACGTAGCCCATCTCATCTACGAAGGTTTCAGGGTGGCAAAGGAAACATTGAGCGATACCACGTCCACCAATGCTGGACAGCTTGGACTTGGCGTCCGAGATCGAAACGCCAATAGCCCAGTGCTGGTTGTTGCTGATCACCAGGTAGCCAACCTCGCTGGTGTCGATCGGCTTCACAGCCGTCGCATCTTTGAGGGCAGCATCGATCAGTTCTTCTGAGGCAAGGCCGATGAAGTCGTAGCGATGACGGGTGTCTTCCTCACTGTCAGCGAGGTAAAACCCGAACACTTTGCTACCACCGTTCTCAGGTTTGCAACCGAACCCACCGGTTGCCTTGAACAATTGGAAGCGCGGCGACTGGTACCGCTTGTTCAAACCTGTTGGACGGATGACACACACCTTGTCGGTGATGTCGCCAACCATCGGCTTGATACCCTTAGTGAATACATCTATCAGTTCCATCGGATCTCCAGAAAAGAAGGGGCTCCCCCTACACGAGAGGGAGGGGGAGACCCGTTGTTCAGGCTGCGTAGCGTTCGTTGTCCACCACCAGCTCGAGCTGTTGCTGCGGCGACAAGTCCGACTCGCGAGTCGGGATGGCCCAGTCCACGTAGTAGCAGAGGCACTCCGCCACCAGCTCGGGATCCTTGATGGCCAGACTCATCAGCACGTTGACCCGCTCGTTGCAGATCTCATTGACCACCCTGGCGTGGTCGATGCTGAGATGGTTGTCCTGGATGTAGTTGGACTTGAGCGGGATGCGATGCTCGAACAGTGTCGTCAGGACTGTGTACGGGCGACGATCCAGCAGGTCGGCTACCGCATGGATGTCACACCACGACGTAACCATTTCGATAAGGTCTTCCGCAACGAAGTCCGTTTTGCTCCAGTCTTCGAAGTCTTCTTGGTCTTCTTGCTTCGTCGTGTACCAGCGCCGGTCGAGACGGTCTTCCAGTTCGTCTTCTCTTTCCCAGCTCCAGCCGCCGTACGACGCATAGGCCGAGGCGTAACGAAAGTTGGGGATGAGCAGGCCGGGAGACCATGCGTACGTGTTGCTGAACCACATGCCGTCGTGCTCGATGCCCTGGTCGAAGTTGACGTGGGACATCGTGCCGTACTTGTCCATGAACACGAACCTGTTGTTGCCGATGAACTCACCGACCATCGTGCGGAAACCATCGGCATGGACGACAGCCGGGGCCTCGATCACCGTGTCAACCAGGTAGTCCTGGATGAAGTGCCACGTATCGGACTTGCTCGGATCCTTCTTGTTGCCGGTATCCAGGATGCCGTTGTGCATCATAGCTACCTCGCCCTCGATCACTGAGTACGGATGGCAGTTGAACAGGTCGATGTCACCGTGCGTCTTCATCCGGAAGTGAATCGCCATGTTGCGATCGTCGTCCGGCATGTTGGAGATGAAGGTGTACATCTCATGGATGCTGCGGCAGATCTTCTTGATCACCTTGAGTCCATGCTTGTTGGCGTACATGATGCCAACGCCGTCCGAATTGGACTGGTAGATGTCATCGAGCAGGTTGTCGGTGGTCAGCAGGGTGTTGCGGATCTTGTTGGATTCGCCAGTGATGATGAGACACATATTGATTTCTCCTTGAATCAAGCAGCTTGTGCGAAGAGTTCGGGTTGGGAACCTTGAGCAGCCTTGGCGAGGGGATCAGTGTTGGTAGCAGTAGAGCCGTGGCGATGATTGACGTTGAACCACTTCGCGAGGTTCGGATACATACCGGCTGAGGTCTTCAGCCATTTGAGGAACGAGGACTGGGTCAGGTCGCGATAGCTGGTGACACGACAGAACATGACAACAGCGTGGGCGAACTCGATCTGCGCAAGCAGGCGTTCCTTCTTGAGTGACGCACGGAAGATGCGGATCTCAACCGTGTTGCTGTCGCCCCACCGAGTCGATAGTCCCAGGCGCTGACACTCACTAGAGCTGAGGTTCTCGCAGTTGATCATCCGGTACCGACTAGGATCTTTGCCCTTGAGCGCAGCATTCGGAGATCGGATCACACTGGAGTTGTCCAGTGAGGCGTACTCCTCAGCCTGAGAGTCGCGACGAGGATGACGACCGGCGATCGCACGGATGAAGTCCGTGTTCGCCTCGGCGTTGTAGAACTGGATCATCTTGCCCAGCGTCAGCGCAGTGAACGCTTGGCTGTCAATGTGGACGTGCATACCGCAAGACCGGTTGTTCCAGGCAACCAGTCCGTTGGTGGACTGCCATCCACCCAGCTTCTCGATGTGATCCTTCAGACTAGTTGGTCGAGTCACCCACTCGAGCGACATCTCACCGACACTGCCGTCGTACTTGCACACCAGGTAGTCTTCGCCCAGCTCCTGACGAACCTCTCTGACCTTGCCGTGCAGCGTGTCGTAGTCCTTGGCCGCAGTCTCCAGCTCGATGCCCATGTGAAAGTCGCCGTGAGCAGACGACACAAATGACATGTCCTTGCACAGGAACTGCATGACATCTGCGCTGTAGTCCAGGCGTCGATCCGGATCGTGATCGCTGCCCTCATCGTCGTCGTAGTCATCCTCCTCCTCACGGAGGTGGTACTCGTCGTCAGACTCCCAGTAGTAGACGTTGTCGCGCCAGTGGTAGTTACCGTCGTCAACGCAGTACACAACGACGTCGGTGTCGTCATGGCACTCGGGGCAAGCCGTATCGCGCAAGCGACCGTTGTGATCGGCAACAGGTTTCGCATCGTCCTCAATGCACAAGTGACCGCAGGTTGCAGCAAGTAGGGGGGGAACAGCAGCGGCAATCTTGATCCGGATGCCATCGTTGAAGCTGTCTTCATTAGCCAGATCGCAGATGTCGCTCAACAGATCGCTATCGACATCGCAGTCGTCGCGATACTGACGAACAGCCCGTCTCACCATGTCACCGAGCTTCCTGTTGCTGCTCCTTGTGCGCAAAATATAAGACGGATCTCCGGCTCCATTGAAGAAGTGCGACTGCCGGTACTTGAACCATCCATCTTGCGCATCCTCATCCCACAACATGCGAAGCGAGATGCGGTGACGTGATACATGGTTGCGGATCATCTGAACCAAGATGCGTCGCAACGAACGATCTACATGTCGAGCATCAATCTCTTCAACAACGGTGTTGTCGCTGCGGTAATCAATTGCGCGACGATGTGCGATGTCGCGAGGCAACATGCCGTCGATGTCTCCGATGGCATCGGTGTAGCTGAGCTGATCAACTGAGTACGTATACGCGTACTCCTTCATGCGAACAGACGAATACCAGCGGCCAAGAAACAGAGTCAGGATTACGGATCCATAGGATCCACGCGAAACAAGGAATTTCATCTTCATTCGTATCTCCAATGAGATTGGTATGGACGAACGGAATCAGCGGCAGGTAGCTGCCAGGATGGATAGAACTGGGAAGGAGGCCCCCTCCCGCTAGGGGAGAGGGGGACGACGAACTAGAACGGGATGTCTTCCCATTCGTAGGGATCAGAGATGTGCTCGCGTCGGGCCATCTCGATCGCCATCATGTCGGTGTAGTACCTGTCACTCGGCGTTGCACCAGTGGCTAGGAACTCGACCTGCTCTTCAGTCAGGTGGGGAAACAGTGCTGGGATGAACCTGAACGGATTAAGCATCAGGCGATGGTCATCCTCGGTGATGGGAATCTCCATCGCATTCATCTCCCCAGTGAGCGGGGACTGCATACAGATCATCATGGCGTCTTGAGTGAATCGACAATCTTGTCGCAGAGAACAATGGCCTCTTGTGTGTCCTCGACTGAGAGGTTGAGCGTCTCAGACAGGCGGGTTGTTGCTTGGGTCAGGATGGCCTGGGTCAGGAACTGGACTGCCTCGACTCGGTCTTCGGCACCGTGCTCCATACAGAAGTTGGCAAGAAGTCGATTCACATGGATGAGTTGGGACATGTCCACCAGGAACAGAACGAAGTCAGCAAAGTGATCACCCTTGACTGCTCGTGCGGTGTTGACGAACTCATCGATCCGGGCGATCGTCTGCTTGGCGTGCTCTTGCTTGTTCATGATGGACTCCGTGTAAATCTCAATACGCGATTGGATTGGCGCTCTTCAAAAGATCCTTCTTCAGCCAGACATGGTACGAGTGCGTCTCACCATAGGGGCCAATCACCCTGGCGTGAGGCACCTTCTTCCACCAGTCTGCTGCCGCATCCGCCAGCTTCGGATCCTTCATAGCAAAGCTATGGCTCTTGAAGTACTCGCTCATGTCGAACGGGCTCTTGTGTTTCGTCTTGGTCTTGCGCATCGATCACTCCAAATGAAAAGGCCGGGTTGCCCCGGCCCTTGTGTACCTGGTGTCACCACCAGGAATCGTAGAAGACAGCCTTGCCGTCCTCGATCGCCTGCTTGGCGGCGGAGATGAACTTCATGTCCTGCTCGTTGCTCTCCTCATCTGGTGGGTTGTTGCCAAAGAAGAGTCCGGTGGTGGCTGGCAGCTCGTTGCCCTTGATAGCGATCTCCAGTCGGGTCAGGTCTGCGTAGGTCAGCCTGACCGTCACGCAGTTGAATGACTCAGCCGCGCCACCCTTCTGCCGATACAGGCTCTCCATCCATCCGTGCAGGTCGTGATGCTTGCGCCAATACCAGAGCTCGTTCACGTTCTGCTTTGGCAAGGTGACATCCACCTGCCGGGTCACGTCCTGGTCGTCCAGGTCTGCCGGATCCACAGTCCAGGCGTACATATCAAGTCCCATGCTGGGTCTCCTTGGTTGCAGGGCAGTTGCGCCCCTGGTTGCAGTCTTGGTTGCAGCAGACGATCTCGACCTCGGTGTTGGCAGAGATATGCCAGACCTTTTTGTTGTCGTCGGTGCAGTACGAGTACATGCCGTCGATGTGATGGAAATTCAGCTCGAGCGGGTGTTGAAACCGAGTCTCGCCTACACCGTTGATGCGGATTCTGGTTTTGCGGGGCACCTCGTACAGCTTCACGATCCCTCCTGCCTGTAGATGGTGTTGCGCGTCTCGAATCCCCAATCAAACTTGCGTAGCACCTGGCTGGTGCGGATGTCAGCCTCGCCGAGTACGGGATGGTTGAGTCCATACACGCGGGCGTATTCCCACGGCCCTTCGTCGTACTCCACCCAGTAGAACCTTGCGTCACCCCTGTAGAGGACGATCGGCTTGAGGGTTTCGGGATCTATATCGTTGTCCTGCATGGTGTTGCTCCTGCTACTTCGATGTTGATGTCTACGATGTTCTCCAAGAAGCTGTCATCCACTCCGTCGTCCTGGACTGGCAGGCGATCGCCATCAATCCAGACATAGACGTCAGCCTCCTGGTCAACCTTGCTCAAGGCGGCGATCAGGTCTTTCACCTTCATGTGTTGCTCCGTTGCTTAAATGATTGAGGTTTCGAAGACGTATTCCTCCTTGATCTCGATGCCCATCTGCTTGATGAGCCTAAGGTTGGACAGGGTGAGAGTGACCTGACCCAGGAGCTGGGCGAACAGGCGGGACAGTTCGCAAGCTGGGTAGTACTTGGTCTCTCCGTACACACACTTGCGATTGATCGTGATCCTCATTGCTCCTCTCCTAGTCGCTCACGCAGGGCGGCGATGGCTGCATTCCGAGGCTCGATTTGCTGCGGGTGCTTGACGGCGCTGTTCTCCAACGCCTCCAACGCCTGCCGCAACAGGGCGGTGTCGTCTTGCTCGTCTAGCGACCAATGACACTGCGGACAAACGTATGACACATGCCGGTTAGTCATCACTTGTCCCTCCAATCCCGTGTGCGCGTTCGATGGCGCGGGCGAAACTGAAGTCGTCATGCCGGTGGGCAGACGCAGCACATTCACCAACGATTAGCGCGATCTCCTCATCCGTCAGCGGCTTGCGCGGGGTGGGTGTGCCCACTCCAATGCTTCCGTCCGGGTACTGCCTCAACCGCCCGTTGTTGAGCAATACAGGCGCAGATGCGTCCCACTTGATTGTTGGCTCCTGCTCAGGCTCCGCAAGCGCGGTGCGGAGGTCATTTATGACGCCAGATGTACGCACCAGTTTTGTTTCTGCAAATTGCTCCAACGCCTCAAGCGCCTGCTGTGCTGCTTCACGAAGTGTTGTCATGCTTGCTCTCCTGTAGCCTTTGCGATGGCTGCGCGGGCTTTCTTCTGTACCCAGTCGTCACCGTTGTGAGCGATGTACAACGCCAGTTCTTCCAACGCCTCCAACAGTTCCTCATTCACCGCATGAAGGCGGCGCAGTTCGGCGGCGGCTTGTCGTTCTCGGTCATGACCTCTCTCTGCACCCCAATACTTCTCCAGCGCGTTAGCCAAGCGCAGGGCTTCGGGTTGTGTGCTCATGTGTTGCTCCTGGCTACAGCTCGCAGCCCATGTTGAACAGCTCGTACCACTCGGGATCCACCTTTTTTCTCAGACGCCAGTACAGGTCTGACTGGTAGCGTTTGGTGCAGAACCTGGCCTCCTCGTAGGCGGCGAGAGCGAAGTCGTAGTGCATGTGTTGCTCCGGGTAAATCTCGATCCGTGAGTGGATTGGGGGTAACACGGGGCAGGTCGGCCTCTCGGCCTCCCCGCCCCTGCGTTGTCTACTTAGCTGGCGTAGACGATGCCCTGCTTGACGAACCGCTGGCGGATCGCTTCAGCCATTCCCTTGGCAGCTTCGGCCTTGTCCTCCTCGGACGCAGTCTCGAAGATGATCAGGGCCTCGAGCAGCGCAATCTGGCTGCTCACCTCGCGGACACCCGCGCCAGGGAGATCACGACCACCGAGCACACCAGCCCGACCCAACTGCTTGGCAGTGGCCGGTTGCATGTCACGGTTGGCGATCAGCGTGCTGATCAGGCGGCTCACCTCAGCACGGGACTGAGGGATGTCACCCGTGTAGTTCAGGGTCTGGAGTCGGTTCAACTGAGCCTCGGTGGGCTTGGTGTTGGACACGACGGAAGCAGTGATGGTGTTGGCAGCAGTCATGGCGATCTCCTTGGATCAAAGGGTGGTTGAAGGGAAGCAGCGGCTCAGCGGAGCCTGGAAACAGAAACAAAAAGAGAGGAGGCCCCCTCTCGTAAGAGAGGAGGGGGCCGACGAACGTCGGTGAACGAAGGCACAAGAGGTGGCGAACCACCCCTTGGATCAGAACCTCCAGGCCAGCAGAACGCCCAGGAAGGCGAACACAGACATGCCCAGCAGGTTGAGGATCAGCTTGATGAGGAAGTCACGCATGGCGAGCCTCCAGATCCTTGCAGAGGCCCAGGAGGTAGGCACAGGCCCAGTCGGTGAGGTTGGCCTTGGCGAAGCGAAGGTTGATCTCGTCATCGCGACGATCCTCCATGATTGAGCGGAAGAGCATGTCGTCAATGGCGCTGCCAAGTGAACGGTGTTGTTCTTTATCGAACGGCTTGGTGATGCAGTCGCTGACTGCTGTGCATAGATGTGCAACAGACATATAACGGTAGGTGGGAACAGTGGACATGGTCAGACTCCAAAGTTATTTAGGAAACAACGAGATGAGTGTCGTCAAATGGCCGTACGGACGACATTTGGCGTTCAGGGCACCTATCGACATAGGGTTAACCCTGAAAACACACTCAAGAGGGGAGGCCGTAGCCTCGAAAGAGGCGCTACGGACTCCATCTCGCTGCACATTTACTGCACAGTGGTGAGCTAAGTGGTTGTCACCACTAGAACCTCTGCGGATTACTGATCCGCTCTGTGCAGTCCAGGACTGTTGGCAGTCATCCGGTACCACCGATGGGCACCATCGTGGCAGTACGGGGGTATGAGGACTCCAGTACTAGAGCCATCGCAAACACGAGTCCCCTACTTGGGCATAGCCGATCGCCTACCGGGGGTGTTGAGCCTCTCCGCCGACCGTTTATTTGGCCCTACAAGCGTTTTTTCCGAGCCGGTTGATGTCCGAGTACCATCCACCCGTCAAAATCGCCGCCATAGGCCAGCCAATCAACAGGAGAACCACTGTGAACCTTCAGGCACATGAGCTTCAGAACTTCCTCCGCCAGTTCGAACCACTCGCCGGAGTGAATGTTCGCCATGCGAACGAGCTACGTGGTGCTCTTGCGCCGCACGTAGTCGTCATTGAGGGTGCCGTCAACATCCACGGCGAGTACCACGTCTGGGAGACGGAGGTGAACCTGACGCACTTCGACTCAGGCGAAGACTTGCTGCTCCTGGTGAAGTCGATCCTTCAGAGCTTTGAGAAGGCGGCTCGCCAACAGATGGTACCTACAGAGGGATAACCTAAAGATGGACAACCATCTGTACATCTGTTCCTAGAGATGGTTGTCTATAGTGTTTGTTTTAGGTGGATGTCTAAGATGGTAGACATCTATAGATGGTAAACAGATTCTTTGGTTATTGATGTTCTAGATGGATAACCTAAAGATGGTTACCTAAAGATGATGTACCTAAAGATGGTTATCCATCTATAGTAAATACGCAAGGTCTGTGCCAGCCTTCATTGGGGTTCACCCTAGCCCGGCACACTCTCACGGCGCACTACGATGACTTCGCCCCAGGAAACCGTGGAAGACGACTGAGCGGCCCTGTGTGCGATTGGTCGTCGGACGAGCAACGGAACCAGTCAGGGCGTTGACGTACTCCTTCGTGGCGTGACCTGACCGAGTGGTGGGCGTTACCCACCATCTACCTCGAGGGCTTCGACCGAAGAGGTGTGGTGGCCTGCCACCATCTTCCCGGGCGTCATCTCCGAGCAGTGACAATGCGTTCCATCGCATCGAGTCTCGGGCGACTCCCGAGTCGCTCAGGCGCGATGTCCTAGCAACACCATCGGAGTTGACCGTGGCTGCTCGTCTACGCAAAAACCATCAGGAAGAGATCCGCACCAAGATCCAGGCCTCCGTGCTTGTGTCTCGGTTGATGGGTCATGTCGAGGGGAAGAACCAGATGTCGCCGTCCCAGATCCGGGCGGCGGAAGTGCTCCTCAATAAGTCGTTGCCCAACCTGTCCGACGTGAAGGTGGACATGACAGGCAATCAGGTTGTCTTCAACCTGAACACCAAGCTTGGCGACGACGAGAAGAAGTGAGTCAGGAGTTCGTCAACTACCGCCCACCTGGGAAGGCTGCGGCGGCGTTCCACCAGTCTGACGCTTTTGTTCGGGGACTCATGGGGCCGGTGGGCTCCGGGAAGTCCTCGACTTGTTGTGTCGAGATCGTTGTCCGTGCCCTGGCGCAACAGCCCTGGACGGATGGTGTGCGGCGCTCCCGTTGGGCTGTCGTTCGCAACACCTACCCCGAACTCAAGTCCACGACCATCAAGACCTGGAACACCTGGTTCCCGGAGAACATCGCCCCGATGAAGTGGGACACCCCGATCACCTCCACGATGAAGATCGCGGACATCGGGGATGGCACCAGCCTGGAGCTCGAGGTCGTCTTCCTGGCGCTGGACTCCGAGCTGGACACCGGCAAGCTGCGATCGCTGGAACTCACAGGCGGCTGGATCAACGAAGCGTCCGAAGTGCCCAAGGGTGTCTTCGACATGCTGACTCAGCGTGTCGGGCGCTACCCCTCGAAGATCAAGGGTGGCCCGTCCTGGAGCGGCGTGATCCTGGACACCAACCCGCCAGACGACGACCACTGGTACTACCAGTCGGCGGAAGTGCTGCGCCCCGTGGAGTGGCAGTTCTTCCGTCAGCCAGGCGGACTCTTCCTCAACCCCGAGGGCGAGTACGAACCCAACCCCGACGCCGAGAACATCGACAACCTGCCGTTCGGCTTCAAGTACTACTTGAACCAGTTGGCAGGCAAACAGGATCAGTGGATCAACGTCTTCCTGCTTGGCAACTACGGCACCACCACCGACGGCAAGCCGGTCTTCCCAGAGTGGAACGATCGGGTGCATGTGGCGGAGAAGCCGCTCGAACCGGTGCGCGGCCTGCCCATCCTGTTGGGCTGGGACTTTGGTTTGACCCCTGCCTGCATCATCGGCCAGATGACGCCGCGTGGCCAGCTCATGATCCTTAAGGAGATCATCTCCGAAGACATGGGCATCCGGCAGTTCACGCACGACGTCGTCCGACCAATTCTGACCAACGAGTACGCCGGGTTCCAGCGTCATTCGATGGGTGACCCCGCAGGCCAGATCCGCTCCCAGGTGGACGAACGCACCTGCATCCAGGAGCTACTCGAGGCGGGGATTCCAACCCTGCCAGCTCCGACCAACGACTGGATTCCACGGCGGGAATCCGTGGCGTACTTCCTCACTCGGATGGTTGATGGTGGCCCGGGCCTACTGCTCGATCCGTCATGCTCCAACCTAAGACGAGGCTTCAATGGCCGGTATCGCTACGAGCGTATCAAGACGAATGGCTCGGCCAGATACCGCG